TTTGAACATGAATACTTTACCATTATTGTCTGGTTTATTCACGTCATCAATGATAAGTACGTTTGTATAGAAGCTTGTAGCTTTTTTACGAGCATAATACAGATCGTTGTCTGTTTCATAGTAGTTGTTAGCATACAAATCTGCACACACTGGACAATCTTTACCAATGGTAGATGGACATGTATCAATGAACCAACCACCCATATCATTGAAGAAGTGTGATTTCACTTCAATATATGGCATATCGGTATCTTGACTGTCAAGGAATCTCATCACAACCTTGGCTTGATTGTTATCATTAAAGGTTGGTACAAAAATACGATCATCAGCAGTGAACTTATTTTTACGATCTTTAATTTTTTTGTTAATGGTAGACCAGTCTTTTTTGAAAGTCTTCTTTGCCATATTATATAATCCTTAATGGGAGTTAATATTGTTTTGTTTGCTTAATAAATATAACGATAATTTGTTGAACAGTCAAGATTTTTTTGTAAATTTTCAAAAATACTTTATTTTCAAAATTTTGTCAAGACATAAAATCAAAAATAGTTTTGACATCTACATCTATACAGAATTTAGCTGAAAGTTCTTCTTTCAACATCCATTCTGTTTCATCGTCAATAAATTTCAAAATATTGCTCAACATGATTGTATCTTCAAGATATAGGATAGAATCCATAATATCTATGTTGTAGAGCATTTTCAATCTTCTCAATGTTATGTTAAACTCGTGCTGTTCGTTCGGAGTGTAACAACTACCTTGAATTAAACGACTTATCGTTTTGTAGCTATAATTAAAATCTTTTTCAAGAATAAAAAAGAATCGTGAACTATCAAGTTCGAGATGTAGATCTTCTTCTGTTCGTTGAAATTCTCGACATTCATTTTTAATTATTTCGGTTTCAATCATAATCGTATCGGTATCTATACTCATAATTCCTACTTTAGTAAGCTGTATTTAACGTCTTCATCATCAATATTTTTGTAGCTTATTACAAACCCCGAAGTAGATAGTAATTTAGATAGAAATATGACAGAATTTTTATTCTTAACAGAATGCTGACCGCTAACCATACCTTCGACATAAATTCGGGCATGACAATTTGGACACAACTCTATCAAGTTATTTTTCTTATCACTTCCACCCATAGACCGTGGTATTATATGATGAATATTAATCTGGGATGAATCTTCACACATATAATCACAATCTGGCATCTGACACTTAAACATAAACACCTCCATTGTAATAGAGATATTTAGGCATTTTCCTAAAATTCGATTTTAGGTTTACTAGAATCAGATTCTTTACGAATTATTTTTCTATTTTTTGGAGCCGACTCTGATGAACTTGGAGCGTTTCGAACTTGATTTGGTTTCTGGTGACTATTATTTTGAGGTCTATTCGGCTTATGGGTTGTTTCACCATTACCGTCATTACATATTTCATCATCTGATAACCTCATCTTAGGATAATCAACCTTAATTGTAACTCCAACTTTATTCTGACCGTATCGATTTTTAATCAACGACCACATAAATTTACTCATAGCCCTCAACTCTTCAGATTGTGTAACCGCAATAATAATATCTGCGGTAAACGCTGTACCAATAGAATCTGATGTATTGGTAAGATCCAATTCATCTTTACCCATACCCATTCTATTAGTTTGAATTGCTGATACAATCGGAATACCTAATTCCACTGCAAGTCTACGAACTTCTTCAGTAATTCGTTTCTGTAGCGTATACGTATTGTCTGATTTGGAATTGAGGATCGAAGCCATAATACTAATATAATCAATATAAATGATGTCTGGAGTAAAATTCTTCTTAATCTGTAATTCTTTTACCAAATTTCGTATATGACTAATTGTCGCTACACCAGTTGGATATTCTTTAACAACAAATTTTCCTGCCAAATTAGCTCGTGCTCTTTTCAAACACTCAGAAAATTTATCTCGTGTCAACATTTTTATGTCTTTGGTATTGATGTCTAAAGAGTTAGCAAGAATTCTCTCACCAATCTTAAATTCCGACATCTCACAGGTAACATATAAAACCTTTTTACCTTGAAACGCATTATTCTTAGCCAGAGCACCCATCATGAGCGATTTACCCATATTGGTTTCTGCCATAATAAGCGTCAAGGTCTTTTCATGAAATCCACCTTCAATCAGATCATCAATAGTATCCAATCCTGTAGACACAACGTAATCGGTGTTGTGTAAGTGATCGTACATTCTATCTTCTGACGACTCATCGAAAATATCGAGACCAACATTGTCATCAAATGAAAACGCTAAAGCTTCTCGCATTTCATCGGGTGCAGACATAATCTCCGACATATCATCGTTTGAGACTCTTTCTGCCACCTTATAACACACATCCATGAGGGATTTTTGCTTGATATACTCTTGAATTTCCCCCAGAATAACTTCTTGGCTGTATTCGGTAATATCAATCTTTAAAACTTCTCTTAGGTGATTGTACGCTTCAGCATTTTTAAATTTTAATCGAGTCTCCTTTAAGTTGGGAAACTTTTCATACTTAATCATAAATTTTTTAATAAACTTAATAATCTCAACATTTTCCGTGTTGTCAAATAATGAGAATCGGAAGTACGGGAGAACTTTATCCCGTACTACGCTATCTGTATATAAAAACTTCATGATAATGTTTTCTAATAACTGTTCGTCATTATCACTCATTCACTACCTCAAGAAAAAATACTGTCCAAAAATTCCTCTTCATTTACAACAGTGTTATCTTCAGCGAAAGTATATTTGTCTTCAAGATATTGTGCAAATTCTGTGTCATCAAAAATAGGTTTCCAGAACTCAACACAGTAAATGTCGTTCTCTTTAAACTCTTTATCATTTTCGATGAATGCTCTTGAGAATTTTCCAGGTTTAGGTTTAACTACGCAACCATAATCCATAGCATCACCAAGTAACCCGTAGAACGGATCAAGCCCACCAGCATTTCTAATTCTATATTGTAATTTACTTTCACCTTTAGAGAATCGAGATTTAAAGGTTTTAGCTGTAATGATATGTCCTTCGATAACATCCGTAGATTTATTTTTATCTTTAGCACGAGACATACCTAATACGATTGCTTCACAGTTAAATGCAATTCTTCTACCACCAGGGATGATTAACGGATCACCGAAACCACCTGTGTTATCATAAACGTGATTTACTACGAAAAACGTAGCTTGTGTGTTCAGCAAAATATTTGCCAAACGATTCTTTTTCTTAGCCTCGGACATATCGACAACATCATTACCATTCAAACCATCTTTAATGGTTTTAGATGTGATAAGTGTTCCCCAACTGTCAAGAATAAATATTGTATTTTGACGTTCTTCGATAGACATTTGATCTGTAATAGATAAAATGATACCTTCGATCTCTTCAATACAACTCTCTCTAAAAACTTGAAGTTTATCTGGAGATAAGTCAATTCTTAATGCATCAGCCATACTTTTTTTGAATGCTCGTTCAGTATCAATTACTACAACTTGCATTCCAGCCTTTTGAGCACTTCTAGCAATGTTCATAGCAATGAACGATTTACCAAGCTGAGACGGTGCTGACACCATACTCATATGCCCAATAGGGATTCCACCTTTAACTCGACCACTATAAAGTAAGTTTAATGCTACACAATTGGTAGATAGAAATCGCACTTCCTCATGCATATCAAATGAATATGTTGAAAGTGCATCTCTATCTTTTGAACCTTTATCGCCTTTAACGATATCATAAATACTTCTTGACATAATGTCTCCTCTTAGAACACGACAAATTCCTCCAAATTTGTCTTCTCCAAGAACACATCACCCCAACCGAAAGCGTCATAAAAATCTTCAATCAACTTAATGAAGTTTTTATACCATTGTACTTCGTAGTCAACCCTAAAATATTCTTTAAATTCCGCAGGATAATCACCGACATATGCGATGACTTCTGTTTGTAAGATATTATTTGGATTAACATACACGACTTTGACTTGACTACCATTACCGATAAACGGATACATCAATTTCTTCTTTTTAATTAAGAAATTATAGAGTATAGATGCCTTATTTTGCTGTGGGGTTTTGGACTTGAAGAAGACCTCACCATTAGTTATATAAGTTTCTAAACTCTCTGCCCACTTGTCGTAGTTCCCCACAGTTCTGTTAGCTGAGATATTAAAAATATCAGCTTTCATGAACTCTACCTTATATTCTCGAAGCATATCAACTATTTTGTCTCTGTCAAAATCAACCAACATAGATTTTAAAATAGCTTTCGATGAATCTTTGAATAATGATGGCATTGTGGTTTTCACCATGTCAATACCTGTAATTGATAATTTGGGTTCGGGATAAACCTTACCTTCATTTTCAATCACAATATCCGCATATTTTTTCTTTTTAAGTACAAGTTTACTGGTAACAATTTTTTCACGCTTAAAGTCATGCAGATTTACCGCATTATATTTTTTAGCGTAAAGTTCGAGTATTTTATCAAAGAACGGTTTCATAAATACAGTATCAAATCTATCAGCCCATAATCTATATTCTTCATTGGTTTTGAATGTTAATCCCAAACCAGTGATAACTTCATCTAAGCACACATAATTACTATCAGTATCAATTACTGGAATCATGTCTTTAACGATAGGTTTCAATTCACCTTTAAGATGAGCATACTCTGGGAAATATTTCCAGAATGTTAAATGCCACTTTTCTCTAAAGTATTTGTTGATGTTATTTGACACATATTCAATAACATCTCGACCTGCAATAGTAATAGCCATCGCATTTTTGATATTATAGAATGAGAAGAATCTATTACCTAGAACCCCATACATAGAGTTGATAAGAATTTTTCGGATCTGTTGTTGTGAGTCGTAATACGCTTCACTATAACCTTCACTGATAACCTCATCATATATCTTTTTAGCTTTATCCAAAGACCAGTGTTGGTTGGTTGCAATTTGTTCAACTGAATATTTATTTGCTATACCGAACGCACATTTAGCTTTATCTTTGAAATCCACTCGTTCAAAGTAAATCGTTTCAACAATTTTAGGGAGAATCCCTTGCTTATCTTTCTTATAGTAAATACCCTCTACTGCAAAGTGTCCCTTTGGCGTATCGCACTCATAGAGCTTCGATGCGGGAGTCTTAATCAAGTTAGGGATATCTTCTTCATCTGGGAACTCTACAAGCGTTTCTGGGCTTATATTGAACATTCGGATGATAGTTGGATATAGACTTGCGAAGTCATATGATATTAGATACCTGTAAACACCTCGTACAGCTTTTACATACGCACCTGGATATTTTTCCTTATGACCTCTCTCAATATCTGGCATCACCAAACCATATTGATGTAAATAATTCAACATGTATCCAGTAATAACTTTTATTGACGAAAACACATTTTCAAACGGAATCATAGCTTGTGTACATAGCTGAATGGTCAATTGAATGAATTTCTTTTCAGTCTCAATTTTTGTCACCAATACTACGTCTTGAATGTTATATTCAACAAACAAGTCCCAATTCGTTTCGTAAATCTTATTAATCGAATCATCTAATGCTACTTTACCTTCATTACAGACTCGTTGACCAATATATCCTAATTTATAACTCACCTCTTTGGTGAATGTGAAGTTTTTGTATAATTGAAGTCCATCAAGTTGGGAGATACCTGCAATTTTATAATATTTCAGTTTAATCTCATGACCATCTGCAAACTTAATTGAATCATACGCTTCTTCATAAATATTCAGCGGTGAAAATGATAAATCAACATTCAACACTTCGGTTCTATCGATCAAATAACGCATATCGAAACACTTGGAATTCCACCCCGTGATAACATCAACATTCCTACGTCTGAAGTGATTTATGAAGCTCTCCAACATAGCTTTTTCGTCTGGAATGTAATGGTACGTCCAGTTGGGGTCTTTATCAAGATAATTACCATTATAGGGCTTATTACCCCATGTATGAGTTGTATTATTTTTAGAATAGTGAACAGTAATAAGATTTACAGGACACGCACACTCTTCTACAAATTGGTCGAACGGTTTCGGATCATCACCAATTTCAACCTCGATATCTATCGTACACACTTGATAATGATCCATGTCAGTATCAATATGTTTATTCGCATACTTCTTTTGTAGATATTTGATCTCTTGGTCAATATTCGCTTCACAGGTTTTCATATTACCTAATTGTATCGCTTTTCTCATTGCGAATACACTTCGTGATACCTGTTGCTTAACTGGAGTTCCCCAAATATCTGTCAACCCAGAATCGCTATTTTCGTCATGGACGTAATAGTCAATCGTGGGTTTTATTTTTTTACGAACAGTTTTACCTTCATCATTAATATCCCAAACTGTTAGACTGTTCGTATGTCTATCATAGTACAAATTCTTGAATCCATACATTCAGCAACCTACTTTCGGATATGTGGCAGGAGATTGTACAAATCCTTTTCTAAAGTGTCTAACGTACTATTCATATCGTGTTCTGTTGCTACATCGATACCAGCGGCTTTAAAATGTCCACCACCAATATTTTTTTCTTTTAGATACATCCCAACGTTAAAATCGTCAAGTTTGCTTCGTATAGAAATTTTGTAATTTTTTAACGTATTAAAGAACACGATGTCATATCCATCAGTGTGTAGTAGCTTATCAGACAATTCGTTTACACTTATATCTGATATGAAGAAACACGCATTAATCTTTTCAAATTCAAAAATTTCGAGATTGTCATACAGAACATCAAAGCGTTTTTGAATATCTTTGATGTGTTCCTTTTCTCGATCATTAAATTCAATGTCACCAGATCTAAATCGTTCCCGAAATTTTTCTGAGTGATATAAGCTAAACAGATTGTTTAATGCTGAACTCCCTTTATACTTTCGTTCCCATAAATCGTAATCGTTAATCAGTTTCACCAATTTCGTATAACTCTTTAAGGAATCTACACCATACATTTTTTCAAGGAAGTGTTT